TGGCGAAAGAATGATATGCGGAGTGTGTTGGCTTGAAACGGGAAATCCAGACTGTAGAAATAGACCCCATGGAACCAGACGAACTTGCGAAATGGGTGAACAACAACTTACCCTTTTTGGAGGGGACGGAACAGAGGGCGATTGGGACTCTTGCGATGATGGTGAGGGACTATTCGGAGTTCATGGAGGAGAATAATACAGTAGATGAATTATTCAATATGTTCATATCCATGAGATATAAGGAACTGATGGACGGGGAGCTACATTAAGAGAGGTCAGTACGACACCCAAAGGCGAGGGTGGAGGAACCCAGGATGCCGCACTGCCTCAAAACTATTGCGAATAAACAGACTCGTATGCCGACTTTAGCTTTGTGTAGGCATCCCTGTTTATCCTTTTAAGCCTTTGTTCTTGGCCTAATTCTAAGACTCTCTTAAAAGCCAAAGCCTTGGCGTTATTATTTTTACTATTTGCTATCGCTCTATACTCTGAAGGGGTAGTTTCTTCTATACCTCCAGCTTGTATTTGACCAGAAACAGCAGCAGAACCAGTTCCCAATCTTTCTGAAGCCTCAGAAGAAATAGCAGATATTCCCCTTTGAACCCTAGTTTGGCCAGCCAAAAATCTTTGAAACCTTTGAGAGCCAATCATAGAAGCCATTGCAGCCCCAGCAGTAACACTGCCCAAGCCGCCTAATAATATCCCTCCAGCACCCAATGTAGTCCCAATCAGGTTGGAAACTGTGGGGTTCCCAGATTTCAATAACTGGTCAATTTCATCTATTTTCCCCAAAGTCTCTGTGTAGGACTGCATTAGTCTAGCGTTTTCTAACTCAGTGCCAGTAGGATTTGCTCTAGCGTTTGCAAGAGACTCTTGAACCTTTTGCTTCTCAAGATTTAAGGCAATGCTCATTCTTTCTTTTGTGTTTTTACTTATTTTCTTCAGTATTTCTGAAGACCTAGCCCTAGTATCAGCCAAATCATCTGCAACCGATTGAAAGCTACCCTGACCCTTTACATGAAGCCTAGATTGATTCCTTTTCAATGCCTGGAGCCACTGGTCTTCAGTAAAAGCGCCTCTTACCCCGCCCTTTGTGCTTGCAGAAGCGGTAGCGTCAAGGAGGTTTACATAGACTCTCCATGCGTTTTTCTCTGCCTCAAATACTGCGGCCTCAGATTTTGGCAACTGCTTTGTAATCAAGCTATCAATTTCATCAAGAACATTTCTAAGAACAAAACCTCTTTGAGCGGCCTCTCCTCCCTGCCTAAGAAGATTTCTAACCTCTCTTGAATACCTGTTTCTAAGGTCAGATATTGCCTGTCCAGAAATTCTATTTCCGTCTAATTTGCCTTCTAAAAACGCTCTTACAGTAGAGTCAAAATTTATTCTTTTGTCTCCATACAAAAGAGCAAATCCCTCACTATCAACATCGTTCATTCTTTTTTGAATTGAAGCAATGAAGTCGTCAGCATTTAGGGTGAAGTTTCTATTTCTGATTACCCCAAAACCATCCTTCCAAGCGTTTTCAAGGAAAGATACAGCGTTTTGTATTCTTCCAGTTTCAATTACTTCATCAAATTCTTTCTGAAGGTCATCGCTCAGATTTCTTGGCGCAGAAGACTTTACTATATTTGTTCTGAACAGCTTTTCTTTTGCGTTAAGAATGCCCTGAACTACATTAGCCCTTGCAGACTCTATAGTTTGATACCTTCTTTGAATCTGTAATTCTTTCTCTGGGTCTAATTTTATGCCTCTTGCTACTTTGTTTTTTATTGACTCAGCAGTGCCTTTTACTCTTGTACTAATGTCTTCAACATATTTATTTATGCTTGATAATTCAGTAATACCAGTTCGTTCCTGTATTTCTGCAAAAGTTTTATCTCTGGCAGTAATCAATGGTTTCTTCAAGTTATCTAATTGACTCTTAATCATTCCACCAGCTATAGGTAGGCTTTGAGTAATAGAGTTGTATATCTTTGTTAACTTAGAGTCTCCAGCAGCTATCAAAGGAACAAAATCCTCTCCTCTGCCAAGCTCTCTTTCTACTCTTCTCTGAGCTAATGCAGAAATTCCAGTGCCAAGACCCCTAAAAACTGTATTAAACAGGATTGCTGTTTTAGCCCCATCAAAAGCAGCCTGTTCAGCGTCTTCTCCTTGCAAGGAGTAACCAAATCCCGCTAAAGCACCGTAAGCGGCAGCTTGAGGAGAGCCAGCGGCTAAAGTCCTAATTGTTTGAGGAGTCGCTTGAGTTACCCTTTCTGCAACAGATGCAGCCCTAGAAGTTAATGGGGCAGATACTTGAGCAATCCTTGGAGATATTCTTTCTAGTACATTTGATACTGCTGGCAATGAGACTCTTGTTGCAGTTTCAGCGGCAGCACCTGGGAGACTTCCCGCTATACCAATGACTGTAGCAGCACCAGTTCCAAGAGCGTTTTCTTCTTGCCACTGCAATCTTTCATTTTCTAGCCTGCTAACATTTTGTCTATAAAAGTCTGAATAAGAAGTATCTCCACCACCAGAAACATCTAATGCTTTATCAACTAAAGCAAGGACAGCAGCAGAGGACTCTTCTGATAAACCAAACGTAATTGTGTCAGTTATGACAGCTTGAAACATATTTAGGTCAGTAGCTCTTGCAGACCTATCCTCTTCAAATCCAGGGAGGTCAAGGGACATATCAAACCACCAGTTATCTTGAGTAATTGGTGTTTGTTCAATAATATTCTCTTCAGCAACAGACGCAGGAATAGATTGCTGCTCAGAAGATTGAGAAACACTAACAGTAGGCTGAGGAGAGCCTTCTTGTCTTCTGCGTATTTGCTCTTCTATTCTGCGGACTTCATCCTCAGTCGCTTTAATTCCTTGCTCTGCCATAACCTTTACTCAATTAAAGTCTCTTAAAACCAATGTTTTCTGCTCTTGGGCCTACCATTCTTTCCCACTCACCATCATCACTTAAAACATAAATATTAGATGTTCCGTCTGCGTTTTCTATAACCTCAACTCTTCCTTCATAGTCTGTCCCAGTTAAATCAAGCTCTACTTGATGGCCTAGTTCAAGAGCTAAAAAGTTTTTATAGTGCCTTTGAACTTTATCTAATTGCTCCAAAAATACGTCTAACTCCATGTCTGTACTAATAGAGCCAAGAGTGCTTTTCAATAAATCTAATTCAATATTTGAAACATTACCTAAAGCACCACCAGTTTTGCTTTCATCTCTCATTCTTTGGAGCCTATCAAAAGCAATATTTGCTTCAACTTGAGCAAGAAGTTGATTTAAGGTGGTTTTTGCTTGAGTTGCGTATGCTCCAACCCCAGGAATATCTCCAATTTGTTCCGCAGCCCTGCCCCATGCTCCAGTTGCAGTTTTGTGACCTTCTGCGTAAAGCCTAGCAGCATCAATAGCATCATCTATGCTTCGCGTCTGACCTATTCTGAGAGTTTTTTCTGCAATCCATGCTGCTGACTGACCTTGATTAGCCTCATCAATTGAAGCGTTAAGGGTTGGATTAGGAGTGCCATCAACAGTCTGCCCAAGAGCAACATTCTGCAATGTCTGTTCATTTATCTGATAAACTACATTACCTTCTGCGTCTATCCCAAACAGCGTAGGAACACCGTTTATCTCTGTTTGAAAAGTGGTTTCAGCTCCAATATCTTCAAATGTTTTAGTTTCTCCAGTAGTTCTGTTAAAAATTGTTGAATTACTTAACCTAGCCCAAGAATCCTCACCCATGCCGCCTTTTTGATTAAGCAATTCCGCAGCTTTATCTGGAGTTATGAGCCTTCTTTCCAACAAAGAAGCTATATTCTCATTTCCACTAGCTCTTAAATCAGACACAAATTGCGGGATATTTCTTCTTGCTATTTCTTGGTCTTCAAGATTTGATAGTCTATACATAGATTCTGCTGCATCTATACTAAATAGATAATCTTGTTGTTGAGCAGTAATAGCGTCCCTTTCTAATTGATTTCCCGCTCTTTGATACTGAAGGTCAAAAAGTTTATTTGCGTTTTCTCTTGCTTGAACAGAGGTAGTAAGACCCTCAACAGATTCTGCTACTTCAAGAGGAAGCAATGTCCTGGCCCTTTGTGTTGACGCTTCTGAAGCCGCTATGTCAGCTTCGGCTTTTCTTCTTTGAAGTTCGTCAGCTTGTTTCTGTCTAGTTACATCGGCAGCCATAGCTCTCATCTGAGCAGCTTGAGTGCCAAGTCCTAAATTTCCTACAGCTTGTGCGGCTTGAAGAAGGCTTTGTGGGTCATTAGGGTCTACACCCTTTAGGGCTTCCTGAACCTTCTCAGATTCAGTTCTAACGTCCAGTCCCAACATTCCACCAACACCCCTACGCATTGCTTCTTGTCTTTGGGGCATTTGCATAGCCAAAGCAGATACTAGGGGAGCCTGAGTCCTAGCCAATCCTGTAAGACCGCCAGTTAACTCCCGTCCCCTAAGTATTCCTTCACCAAGCAGGCGTTCTTGACGCTGTGCAGGAGTCTCAATAATGTCGCTAAATAAAGATTGTATGTTGATAGCCATTACTAACTCCTAGTATTCTTGATTTAGTATTCTCAAGAGGTCTTCTGCGGTTGAGGATTCTTTAGATTGTTTCTGTTGCTCGCCCCTCAACAAGTCAAACAGACCTTGATACTGCTGCTGTCTTAGAGCATTTCTAAGAGCCTCAAATCCCAACTGGGATTCTATAGCAGATTCAGCAACACCAGCACCCAGACCCAAACCAGTAGCTTGTAAGGAGGAGGCTAGACGCGCAGCTTCTAACTGAGGTGTAAGCGTTCTCAAGAGTTCCTGCTGTGGTGTGTAAGCAGTTGGTATAGCTGATAAGCCCATCTCACCCAACAGACCCATTCTGCCTCTAAACTCCTGTAGACCCTGTAGAGTCTGCTGAGATTGTAGAGCTTGTTCAGCACGAGCCTGTTCCATAGCAGATACCGCAGAAGCAGCGCGTTGCTCTTCTATGGCTTTATTTAGAGCTAGCTGCTCAGGAGTGCCACCAAACATAGAGGTTCTGACACCACCCCTACCTTGACCAAACAGTCTTTCTTCTAGCTGAAGTCTAGCCCTTTCTCTTTCGGGAGCTTGTGCAGCCTCTAGTCTACCAAATATATCAGCTTCCCTAGCGGCTCTTGCTGCTGGGTCTTGGGTTAGCATACCAATCAAAGCACTTTGTTCTGCTTCCCTAGCCATTGGGTCAGACAAGAAGTCAAAAGCACCCTGACCAAATCCAGTCAAAGACCTTTGCAATGCAGCTTCTTCAGGGCTTAAAGCTAACTCAGTACCAGTTTGGGATATGGTAGCAGCAGAGGGCTGACCAAATACATTCGTACCCGTAACAGTAAAGGGTTTGAATTGCATTTGTCTTTCTATCTCTTTTAACAAACCGCCTTCGTAAGTGGGTAAATCGGTAGCACCACCAAAGAATATGTTAGCTTCCTGACGGGCTTGGCCTATATCTTTAATTGCTTTATCAGTCAGCATACCCTGACCTAAAGCTCCTATAAGACCTGCTCCTGGGCTTCCAAAAAAACCACTGCCCCCAGAGCCTAATCCAAAAAAGTCCATAGCTTGATTCGCTACGCCACCTAAACTATGTTCTAAACCTAATATATGTGGCATTAGTAAGTCCCTCCATCAATAGTGCCAGTGAATGTCCCTGACACTGTGAGGTTCGCAGCAGTCGTAGTACCCGTAAATGTCGGGCCAGCTAGATTAGCCTTAGTAGCTACCGCAGTTGCTATGTTATCAAATTCGGTGTTCACTTCAGTTCCCTTCACCACTTTAGCAGGATTGCCTGACACCAGGGCATCCTTGGCGGCAAAGTTAGTTGTCTTCGTGTAATCAGTCATTAGACAATCCTTCCAAGTAGTGCATGAATGTTTAATTGTTGAATAGCAATAGACTTACCATTGACCGTAGTTTCAACCCCTACGGATACAACAGCACCAGAACCAGAAGCATTTATCTTCTGTCTGTTAATTAGATTCAAAGAACCAGAATACTCAGCAGCAGTGTTGTATTCGGAGATATTGTATTGAGCAGCGTTATTAGCAGGTAAGACGTATGCCTGCTTCTTATAAGCGTTGGAATAGTCATAGGCCCAGTTTAGTACGACTGTAGCCTCAGCCCCATCAAAGGTAGTTAAATTTACTTTCTTTAGAAATTTAAGTACCGAACTATCCCCAAATGCTAGGGGATGAGAGAAGTAACTTAGCTGATAGGAACTGGTGTTGTCTGTATAAGTATCATATTGAGCGATGCCAGTTGCATTGCCAATATAAATAGTGTCATCCACCAAATTAGTGAAACATAGTGGCGCGATGCTAGACCAAGTGGTAGCCCTATACGAGCCATCTTGGAGAGGAAACCTAGTATCAAACACATAAACCGTCTGAAGGACGGGGAAGTTAACAAGGACAAACGCCTCTTTAGGCGAATAATGTAATGAGATATTACCCGTTTCACTGGCTACTAGATTCTTAACGTCATTGTTGACGTTCTTAGATATATCCCCAATAGGTGAGGATTTTTCCTGAATAGTTCTTGCAAGACTTCTTACGCCTGAACGGTCTAAAAAGATTAAGTCCTTACCAGTAGAAATTACAGCATCCCTAGATACACAGCCTATGTTAGATATGGTATCCGCTAGGGTCATGGTTGCAGGAGAATCTGCACCTTCGTAAATAACAATAGAGTCCTTACCAAATATAACCAAAAACCCATTATGGGCAGCTAAGGCAACTATTTCGTCATAGCCGTTAGGCCATACCT